TTCGGTAAGCCAACAGCCTCCTGGAGTTTCTGACAGGCACCAAGCACTGAAGAGTTAGACAGGTTTAACTCCCGGCGCATAAAGTCCAGCAGAATCACACCAGCCTGCATCTTGTCAGCAGCCTGTCCGGATAATTTTTCCGGTGCGCTGGTTACCATATCGAAAGTACGGATCACCTTCAGATGGAATGACGGGCTGATCCACATTGCATAGGCATACACCAGTTCCTTGCAGACATAAGTTCCCCGTTCATTTCCCCCATGAATCACACTCACCGGGTCAACACCCAAATTCTGGGTGTTGGTCAATTCATGAACAAGTTCAACAGTTTGTTGGCTGGAAAGAAACTTTCCTGGCTCCTTGGTTCTGGCATTGGCACCAGATGCTACAGCTGCGCGATGCAGATCGTTCAGGCTGTAACGCCCATAAGCATCACGACGAACTTCAATACCATCAATAACCATCAGATTATTCATACTTCGTTTCTCCTCTTAATCAGGCGGCTGCACCCGCCGTTTTCTCGTACTTACTGATAGTGATCTCGACCTTCCCTTCCGGGATAACCGGTCCCCACTCCACCAGCATTCTTTTCACCTGACTGTCGTCTTCCCACACACCCGCGTGGGTCAGGGCGTCAAACAGCGCCTTGTTATAGTTGTCCAGATCGCGGATCCGGTTATCCGGAGGAAACAACACGATCTCCACTGAAGCAGGTGCCGACGTTGGTTTCGGCAGACGACGTAACTGCTCAACTATTGCTGCGCACGCCGCGCTCTGGAATTTTCGCCCCGCCGCGCTTATCAGGCTCTTACCAGCAAACGCCCCTTTGTTGGGGTGTCTCCAGTACGTGTTCACGCTGGGCGGAAAAGGCAGGATCAGCTTCATACTTTCAGGTCCCTCTCATGTAACCAGTGGGTTGCACGCAGCCTTGCGTTTTCCTCACCGGCAAGCAGTGCGCGGATAATCCCGACCGCCTCGCTGTCGTCGTCCTTCACCGCGGTATGAAGCGTTATCCCCCGGGCCACGCCACGCTTTATCGTGATGACGCCTTTTTTCTCCAGTGCGCGAAGATGCTCCACCGCTGCATTCACCGAACGGTATCCCAGCATGGTTGCCACCTCCTGATTGGTTGGCGGGAAGCCACGTTCTTTCTGATAAGAAATCAGCATATCCAGCACCTGCTGCTGGCATTGAGTTAACGTCGTCATGCCGCCATCTCCCTGACCAGTTTTTCCGCCTGCTGGCGAACCTGCGCCAGAAACGCCTCACCACATGCCTCAAGTTCATCGCGCCCGATGTAGCTAATTGCCGGTCCCTTCCAGGTCTTGTCGAAAACAGCAATAGCACCAGCGAAGAAAGCGCCTGTCGGCACCTGCTTCTCATCCTTCGGGATAAACCAGGCAGGCAGTTCAAAACCAATACGCCCGCGAATAAAAGCAATATGGTCCGCATCTTCCGGCCACCACACTTCGCTGGTGGCAGCTTTGATCAGGAAAACATAGCGCCCACCCTTATCACGCATGGCACTGGCATGTTTCATGATGTAACGCATGCCGGTGATGTATTGCCCCTCATGCTGACTGGCGCGGCTGTATGGGGGATTACCAAAGGCAGCCCCTTTAAGCTCCGCAAGACGTTCTGACCAGTCATGCGCCAGCGCGTTGTCTTCCGCCGTGTAATACGCAGCACATTTGGCGTTATCACCGTCAGTGAACAGATCCAGAACAAACGGGCCAAACAGGGTGTTAATTCCCCAGAAAATGTTGTCCGGCGTGCGCCACTGATCACCCACTTCCTTCAGTTCATGGGCTGGTTTGTTCCGCAGTTCCACCAACTCCTGGCAATATTTATTACTCATTAAGCCCCCACGTAATTCCCTGACAGATACCACTCATCACCCGATACAGCGCGCTTGCTGCTTTTCCGTAAACACTGCTCACGACGCGCCAGAAAATTGTTTCGTTCTGGCTGGGAGTGGCTTTCACGGAATGCCGCCATCCACACCGTTGCAGCACGACGGTATAAGCCCCTGGACTCCAGTTCTTCCGCCTGGCGGGTCAGGCACAAAATCACCCGGGGATCGTTAGTGCCGACATAGAAATTGCGCACAGGTCTGGTTTCACGAACTGGTTGTGGTTCCGGCTCCTGCGCTCTCTCAGTCAGGCGCGGGAAATGTCTGCGTGTATCTCCTTCACAACGGTGAGCCACACGCCCACTCTGACGTAACTTGCTTGCTGACTGCAGAACGCGCTGCCGTGAGTAACCTGCAAAAGCATCCGCAATGTCTCCGGAAGTACACCCCGGATGGGCTTCAATGAATTTCTGAACGTCATTTAACAGACTCATGATCACCCCCTGAATCCTGCCGGGATCTGGCTGTAGTCCACGTTGTCGTAACTGGATTTGAAGTACGGGTCTTCGCGTTTTTCGGTGTACGTGCTTACGGACGGCGATAAGCGCAGGGAAAGCTCATCCCATTTTTCCCGCAGCTTCGACGGGCTGAGCACGTTACGGCACCAGAACGGATCGCGGCTGACGCGGCTGTACATCTCGCAGATTTGTTTGTGAGTACGACCATCCTGCACACACATCAGGCGAATTTCGTTTGCCCAGGCTGTCCAGTTCGGTTCTTTGGGACGAACCACCTCGCCGTCACATTCGGCGGCTTGCTCGTACAGGGCGATGATTTTTTTCCAGAGCCACTGTGCGCAGGTCAAATCATCCTGCGTTCCCCACTGGCGCTTTTTAGGGCTGAATACAACCGCATCAGGATGGCGAGTTAAAAACTCCTGTTCAGCCGTTTGCGTGTCCGGTTGCGAAGCGTCCGGACGAGAAGAGGTTTTATTCTCTGTAGTAATCTCTGTTGTATTCTCTGTAAGATCATTGGGCCATTTTGACCCGATGACAGCGTGTCGTTTTGAACCAATGGATCGTGTCATTTTGCGCCCATCCATCAGGTCACTTTGACCAGATGGAGAAGTGCATTTTGACCTGATGGATTCGTTCACTTTGACCTCTTCTAAAAGCTCACTTTCATAGTTGATCGTGTAGAAGTTGGTCATGTCACGCTTCGATTTATTGAGTTGCTCGCGACGCAAAACCCCAAGTGATTTCAGGCTTGCAAATGTGCGTTTCAGAGTGGACTCTGACCAGAACGGAAACTGCTCCAGCCACTGTTCTGTCGTGTTATAAACCCAGCGAATTCCGCCATGCTCAGTGCCTGAATTCGTTTCATTCAGCCAGTAATGAAGCTGCTGCAACACAATTGCCTCATTCAGACCAATACGGCATGCAAGATCACGATTTATCACAATGGGCTGGGATGTCATTAACAGGCTCATGACCGACCTCTATTTCCCTGAATTTACGACGAAACTGTTCGACCGGACTGAAGCATTCATGTTCATAGCCTTCACGGAGGTAGATAACCCGTTGTGTTTCCGGCTCCCAACGAATGACTCTGACGGGCACTCCGTAGTGATCTTTGAACCAGCGGTTAACTTGTCGCAAAGGACTGTCTCCTTCTGCCGGTTGAAATCACCCACAGCCCACTCTGCAAAGCTGTGGGTTACAATTTCCCTGTCACCTGGTACATTCACTGCATAGCAATACTCCACCTTCGCTTTTCCACCCGGTACAGGAAGTGCAATCAGTTGCGAGCGACGGTAGTGTGTTGTTAAACTGTTCATGCGTTAGTTTCTCCACAACCAGAAGCAATCGACGCCACGACGCCCGGAGCTGCACACTCGCGGGCGTTACTCTTTTCCGGCGCACAAAAAACACGAAATAACAGTGTTAAATGCTCCTGCCACTTCGCCATTACTTGGTAGCTGTTCTCTTCGATTTGCTCACGCTCAGCCTGGTCAATAACTCCATCAGCAGTTGCCTTGCGTAAGTACTGGGAATGCTTGCCAATCCATTCTATTGACTCCATCAGCCGCTGATTAATGTCACCATTGTCAATGTCATCAATGACCACCAGCGGCACAAACACCCCATTACTACGACGGGCTATTGCATCTGTTACATGCCTGGTACCACTGGCATCCTGTAAAACCATGGCCCACTCAAGTGGAAAAATTTGATCCCCACCGCTACGCAGTCTGTTATGCAATTGATCTTTTGCTGGGGTGATATCATCAGATTTATACAAACCAAGAATTTCTGCTGCTTCCTCATAGCCATGAGGTAAATCAGCAATCGTTCTTCGTATTGCTGCCACCAGCCATGCTGGTTGTTTATCAACTTTCCATTCAGGTTCTTTACCCACGGTTAATTCCTCATTTCTGTGGTGTTTTTATGCCGCAGCACTGTTAGTCTTTTGATATAAAGACACGTCAACTTTCAGTTTCCCGTTAGTAATTTTTTCTAACTGGTACGCTCGGCCTTCAGGAATAATCTCAGGCCACTCTGAAACAGACGGATGCTTAATACCTAGGGCTTCGGCGGTTTTACAAACTCCGCCGAAATAATTAATCACGTCGGATTTCCGCATTTCTGTCTCCCGTTAAATTACGTTAAGCAGAAATGTAGGATATCCAACATGCCAATGTCAAGAATCCTACATGGGCATGTGGTAGGATTGCCTACATGATGAACATGAGTGATCGTATTCGCCAAAGGCGAAAAGAACTGAACCTGACACAACAAGCACTGGCTGATTTGACTGGTGTGAACCGTGTCACGGTTACTGGATGGGAAAAGGACGACTACCAACCAAATGGAGCCAACCTTCAAGCCCTAGCCAACGCACTTAAATGCGATCCTCTGTGGCTTGTTAGCGGAAAAGGCTCGCCTGAACCAAAGATAAATCTAAAACCTGAAATATTCGCAGTTAAAAAAGTCCCCCTCATCTCGTGGGTTCAGGCGGGTTCATGGACAATGACGGAGCCTGGTGTCAGGAAAGAAGATGCTGAAGAGTGGGTTTATACTACCGCCCTTGTATCAGAAATGGCATTTGCACTACGGGTCCGTGGTGATTCAATGACCAATCCCCTCGGCTCACCATCGATACCAGAAGGTTCTATCGTTATCGTAGAGCCAGATATTATTGATACAGAGTGTATTAACGGAAAAATCGTTGTTGCCCATATCAATGGTGGGCAAGAAGCGACACTCAAAAAATTTGTTGAGGACTGGCCGAACAGGTATCTCGTCCCACTAAATCCTAACTATAAAACTATTGAATGCGGTGAGAACTGCAGAATAGTTGGTCTTGTCAAACAAGTAATAATGGATTTTTGACACATCTTCCTCACTATCGCAAAACCGGGGTATCCCCGGTTTTTTTATGAGCCTATCTTTTCATGTAGGATAACCAACATAAACTCTTGACACTTGCATGTTGGATATCCTACATTTGTTTTTAGAGTTGTGGTGAATGCGCAGGCTGATTCGCGAAAGACATTGCAGCTATTGCGGAAAAGAGCTGTTCGGCGGGGCAATTAAACGCCCGTATCTGGAGGTTAAAGAACAAAATGAAAGTCCAGATTTTAAACAATAACTGTGAAGTCGTTTGGTCATACGACATAGCCGCCCCTGTAGATCAGAGCGGCGATAGCTGGACCAATGGG